TGTCAAAGTTAACACCGCTGGTGCGGTCCGGTGAGTCTCGGTTATTGGCTCGAATAAATAACGGGCTTTTTTTATGCCCGATAAGTGCTTGTTTAATACAAGGCGGTTGCCTTTCCCTAAACTTATAACCCGATCTTCGGACGGTTTGCGGTGTTAATTTTGACGAATTAGGGGAAATGGTAACCGCCTTTCCCATGTAAAATAGTCAAAATTAACACCGTTATGAAAAATGAATTTCAATCCGGTACAAGCTATGTACCTTCGTTCCGTACTGGTAGCACGGACGTAAACACAATCCAACATCGTTATTTTCAGGAACCGAAACATGAATGTACTGTTTGTTCAACTTCTGGGGCTTATTACTTATCTGCTATCGCTTGTTTCTGTCTTACTTTTATCTATCCACCGGCTGTCATTGGTGCAGTTATATGTGTGTGTCGTGCCAAGAAAGCGAGGAAAGGAGGCCGAAAATGATATCTTATTTTATAGAGCTTAACGAATATAAACCACAGAATCGAAAATGTGCTGAAATGGCAGAGTTTGCAAACCAGTTTGGTAACACGCTTTGCCCTGATAAAATTTCCTTTGATGCTTTTAAAACTGAACTGGAAGCAAAGGTAAAGGAGCTGAACGAGAAATACCCTAAAACAATGCCGCTGAAAATATCTTCCGGTAGCGGGTTTATTCATATAGATCAGGACACTAAAACACATAATAACGGCTGTGACAAGCCTGTAGCCTATTTTTTCATTTATCGGGTTAAAAGAATATATAGGTTTTCAGAGCGTCCCCAGATAGAAAAGAAAGGAGGTGCCGAATGATATATACTGAATATCAGCAAGTGTTACTTACTCAATTACAAAACAATGATAAAAGGATTGAGGAAATAAAGAAGGAAAAGGAAGAAATACAGGAAATGTTTCTACAAGAAAGTAAATTTAAACCGGGTGATCTGATACAGATTGATTATAAAATAAGCAATGCTACTTTTAAAGTTCGTGGCTGGATTTTCCGGATTACATTCTGGAGGAATCGCCCGTATTATCACCTGAATTTACCCAAGAAAGACGGTTCCCGCGGATTAAGGGTTAAAAGTGTATGCGACGGGGTACTGGAAAGTATAACAAGTATTTCACATATTAAATTAGAAGACTTAAAAGGAGGTGCCAAATGAATACAAATAATCCTGATATCCTATTTTTCGTTAGACGTGAATACGGCGCGCCTTCCATTGAATTAAGAGCCTATAAGGTGGAGAAGGTTAACAATGAGTTTGCTTTCCTTGAACTTGAACGTTTGCGGTTGGTTGTTTTCTCCGGTGATTTTCAGTCTGTATCACTTCATCACGAGTACGGTAAAAACAACTGTCTGTATAATAGTGCCAATAATATACCGGATTTGATGAAAGACATGAAGAGGTGGCAGTTATCGCCCATTGACAAACGTAATTACGAACGGTTTAGGAAAGTCGCCCTCGGGATATACCGGCAGGCCGGAATAATTGATTTCACTACCTTAGAGACTACACCGATTAAAAACGTTTAATGAAAGATTTGTTATGAAAGATATAGAAGTAAACGGCGCACATATAACAGATGAAAGTGCCGAGATTTTGACACAGTGGCAAACTAAGACGGAACCGGTTTCCGCTTGTTACATCGAAGTTATTGAGGACCTAATCGATTTCCTAATAGAGAAAGGAGATGAAAGTACACCAACAAATGAGGTGTTAAGAAGGATTCAATTATTACGTATGATGAAAAAAGACATCGAAAAGTTGTCTAATCCTTAATATTAACAATTTAGCATACCGGCTGAAAAGGCAGCCGTTGGGTTTAAGTCCCAGGTTAGGGTTTGTTTGTGCCGGGGTGGTTCCCGGCACTCTTTTTTATGTCCTTTTCGTCCGTTTCCGTTCTTCCCACCTTTGCAGTAACCAATGATTCAAATTATGAAAATAGGAACGGACAAATGGAAGCATTTCGGAATTAATTACGCTATATGTGCCCTGTTGGGTGATTATGGTGTTCCCTTTGCCCTGGGTGCTTCACTGGGTAAGGAATACGGGGATGAAATGTCCCCCTGTAATAAATGGGACTGGAAGGATATTCTGGCAGACCTGGCCGGGATCGTGGCGGGTTATTTGACGCATGTATGTATCGTCCGGACTATAATGTAACATTTTCAACTCTACTAATATGACGGAAACGATAATTACAGCGATTATTACAGCTCTTTGCACGGGTGGCCTGACTTGGTTATTCACTCTCCGGTATACCCGTAAACAGGCGGAAGCTGACGCCATGAAGTCAGTACAGGAGGTTTACCAGGAACTGATTGAGGATATGAAGAATGACCGTAAGGAATTGAAACAGCGGATCGACGATGTAGAGAGCCAGTACCGGGAACTCCAGCAGAAATGTAACGAAATGGAAAAGGATATCAGGCAGAACGCCCGCGTAATGGATATCATGAAACCGTTTCTTTGCGGGGTGAAAAATTGCCTGAACCGTAAATCTATCACTTTCGACACTAATAACTAAAATCAATTATGAGACATGGAATCGTACACCTACTTATTCTTATTTGTTTTGCAGCTTGTTTTTACGGTTGTCGTTCTCCTCGCTCTGTTACACGAAAAACGGTTACAGAAGCAACTGGAGAAGAAAAACAAACAACTACTGACGGAGTTATTGAACTTGCGCGGAGAGATTCGAGCCATGAGGAGCACGTACTTGACGTTTACCGGGAAGATAGTACGCATATCCGTATCGACTACGACAGCCTCGGAAGAATTAAAGAAATTGATTTCAGTAACCGAAAAACTGAAAAAAGAACTGGAAAGAATCAAAGCAGTTCCCTCCGGGATCATAAGGAAACTACCAGTCAAACGGAAACAGCCGTTACCCGTAAATCCGACGTTAAGCAACAAAGCCAGGAAAAAGAAAAGACTACAAACGGGTGTAGCCTATGGACGTTCCTAAAATTCATGTTTTTCTTTCTATCCTTCTGCTTGGTACATGATAACTGGGCCAGTATTAAAAACTTTATCCGCCGGCTATGGAAAAAATAAACCTTTATGTAGCGGTAGAACAGATGAAGCGGATTACCATTTCCGGGGGTACCTTTTCTATCAAGTTCCGGAAATGGAACCGTCAGACGCGGGACGGCGGCGACATGGTGATACTTACTGCCGCCCGTTTGAGGAAAAAGGCGACGGATGAAAGCATCGAAAATTCAAGCTATAAACTATTCCTGACGGACACCACAACGGGCCGGCCGCTGAATTGCTGGGAATGTCTGGTAATGGAGTTCAACGGGAAAAGAATAACGATTTAAGATTATGGAAATAAGACGAAGTGGCAACTTTGGAATTATAGATACCGGCACCGACAAGGGTTTGATCTCCTTTTCTATCGGTGGCCGCGGTAAAGGTTGGGAACCTTCCAGCATCCAGTTAAACCGGCGGGGGGCTTTCTTTTCGCGAAAGATCAGCGTAAACGGTACCTTTATCGTTCCCATGGGTGACAATAACGACATGCCGGGCGAGGTCATGCGTTTACTGGATAAATTCTACGCCGGTGAAGGTATTATGGGTAAAATAGCCGGTTTACAGTGGGGAGAAGGCCCGCGGCTGTATGAGGATGCGATCGACGAAGAGAATAACCGTTTTTACCGGCGTTGGAAACTCGATCCGGAAATAACCGCCGACCTGGAGTCGTGGGATTACACGACGGTTCTTCACCGCTCACTCGTAGACTTAACACACATGCAGGGCTTTTTTATAAAGTTTGTCCGGAACCGTGCGCCGCGTGTAGGCAATCCCGGGCGTTTGGTACGGCTGGAACATATTCCCTACCAGAAGGCCCGCCTGGTATATCCTCCCGACGGCGAGGATGAACCGCAGGAAGTACTTGTGGGCGACTTTCCTTATCCTGATCCGGCCTATACTTACCGTTACCCGGTCTTTGATCCGGCCCACCCGTTCAAATATCCGGTTTCTGTGAAATATTATAATATCTATTCCTTTTGCAAGGATTTTATGAGTACACCGCGTTTTTTGGGTGCGCTTGACTGGCTGGAGCTTGCCGGCGGTCTGGCCGCTATCCTGATCGCCTATAACGAAAACGCTTCGGCCATTTCCCTGCATATCGAATCGCCGCAGTCTTACTGGGACCGCGCGGAAGCACGTATAAAACAGGTTTGCGAGCGTACGGGCGAGAAATACACGGCCCAGATGCTGGAAGATTTCAAGGACGAAGCTATGGAGAAATTCGCCTCCAACATTACCGGAAGGCAGAACGCCGGAAAATACATGCACACGACCAAATTCTGGAATCCGGAAGCGAATAACTTTGAGGGCTGGACGGTGGAACCACTGGATAAGAAGATAAAGGATTATGTGGACGCCCAGATTAAGATATCCAATAAGGCGGACGCTGCCGCCACTTCCGGCTTCGGTCTTGATCCGGTACTTTCAAATCTGATTATAGAAAACAAACTTTCTTCCGGATCGGAGAAATTATACAGCCTGAAAGTGTATAACGCTTCTGAAACGGCTATTCCGGACATGATCCTTTGTAAGCCGTTACAGCAGTATATTAATGCCAACTTTCCGGGTACCGCAACGAAAGTAGGGCTTTATCGTACCATAGTGGAAGCGGAACAGAACGTTTCACCCTCTAACCGTATGAAAGAAAATGCGTAGTCTGTTTTTTACACCGAAACCGGAAGATGTGCCGGAAGAACCGGTAAGCGACCGGCAACCGGAAGAGAACCGGGCCGATAACACC